CAGTTCGAGAAGGCCCTCAGTTCCGGCAAGAAGGTCGAGCAGATCCTCGCTGACCTCAAGAAGAAACCCGCCAAGGAGTAACCCCTGATGTGGCACCTCACCGATACTGCCGTCACCATCCGACTGGAGTTTCTCGTGGGCGGGGTGCCCATAATCCCGGACCCGGACTCGGTCAAGGTAACCCTGCGGGGGGCTGACGGGGCTGTCCTCTCTGGCCCCACGGCCTTCCTTGCCCCCGGAACCTACCTGGATTACACCGTATCTGCCGGGGATAACACCCCGGCCGTAGCCGGAACCCTTGAGACCCGCTTTGTTCACGGGTTCTTCACCTACCAGGGCTTCCCCCACACCGTTCGGTTCAACTACCGGCTCAGCCCGTTCATCCCGATGACCTGCACGGAGGATACCGTCCGTGGTTTGCTCGGCATGACCCAGGATGAGCTTGAGGACTCGGACATTGACCTCTTCCATGGGTATTACACCCTGCTGGTCAAGGTCCCTGGGCTCCCAAACCAATTGGTGTCTGGGGATGCCACCGCCCTGGCGGCCAACGACGCCATTGCCGTCCAGGCAGCGCTGCTCAAGGCGGAGAGTATTGCCAGTCGGTTCTCCTCTTCCCAGGAGGAGGCAGACTCCAAGTTTGCACGCCTCAGCAAGTTTGATCCCTACCGACTGGTGCAGGAGCTTTCCGGCAAGCTGGAAGCCCTGGTCTCCGACCTGGCAGGCACCACCAGTTATGCTGCGGCTCCGACGCTGTTCGTGGTCGCGGCCCGTACCACCGACCCGATTACCGGAGCCTAATAAAAATGCGCCGCCAGGTCTTCTCCCGCTTCCAGTACGTTATGGAAAACCTCTCCCGACCTCAATGTCGTATCCTGGCGGAGGTCTACAACCCGGAGGCGCAGATCACAGCTTTCGAGGAGCCGGTTCGGCTCGTCCGCGTACCTCGGGGAGCGATTGCCGAGGGGGGGGACCATGTGCTCTACATGGGCGGCCACTTCCTGCTGGGCCCCCACTCCATAGAGGAATTCTGTCGGATCTTCCGGCTCATCCCCCTTCCTGACCAGGTTGTTTGGAAGATCCAGCAATCCGTGGTCAAGGACCTTGTCACCGGCCTGGACCGGCAGACTGGCGCAACCTTCCTGACGAACATCTGGTGCCGGCGGCTGACTGTCGGTTTCTCGAAGGACATCAAGGAGGCGGATCGCCAGGTGGTACGGTTCATCTGCGGGTCAACAGTCCAGGTGGGGGATCAGCTGGACAGCCGTATCATCAAGCGGGTCTATACCGAGCAAGGCGTCATGGTCGCGGAGACCTGAGATGGCCAACAAGCGTGACCAGGGTTTTCTGACGCTCGCCAATGAGCTCACCGATTGGTTCAAGTATACCTATACCAACTTGGCCCTTGATGAGCTGGCACCGGCCATTATGAACAGCCGGAAGAAGCGGGAGGAGTTGGCCACCCACCTCAATGAGTGGGCCAAGGATCTCTTTGATCGGGTGGCTGAGGCTATATCGAGTAACTATAGCGGAGGCTCCCAGGTGGGGGGGAGCGGGATCCCCGAAAAGATCTATTTTCCGCTATACCGGACCCTCAACCCCGGATATCTCAAGAGGAAGACTGAGGGGTATGGGATAGGGAAGAAAGGAGCCTATACCCACCGTTACCCCGCCAGGGAGCCTAGCAGCTACTTCTTGCTTAGTGGGCAACTAAGGTCGGATATCCTGGGGCTTAGGTCGACATTACCCAGCATACGACCGGATATGGTCCGGGTTACGCGGGCGGTGAGATCCGAGACCCACCGGCTTAACCCAAAGACTGGGCGGGTGGACCGAACCTTTAATGTCCTCAGGGATGAGATGGGTCGGTTTATGAAGGGGCCGGTCACTAGCGGATGGGTTGTTCAGGTGTTGCTCCCCCCCGCCCTGTCGGTTGAAGACCCCTACCCGGGGGAGGTGGAAAGTCTCCTTTTCCCCGACAACCGTGCGGCTGTGAACAAGCTGGTGAACGCCGGCAGTGGCTCCCGCCCCTATCGACCATTGCTGGGGCCGTATGTAGAATGGTTCCTCAAGTATCGGACCCCCGATGCCATCCGCCAGGCCTACAGCAGGAAACCATGATATGGCCCAAGTCATCGAAAATGTCGAAGCGTCCCTGTTGAACTTCTGCAAGCGGTTCGCCGAGGCCGTCAATATTCAGCACCCCGACTGGAATTTCAAGCAGGTCTCGTTTGACTCCTATGCCACGGAGGGGGAGTTGCCCCTGCAAGACCTGGTGGGTTTGAATCATGTCATGGTCGAGCTCGATGAGCACCAGCTCATCGTCGAGTGCCTCTTTGGGGTGTCCACCTATGAGGATGAGAATGGGTTCCGGATGAAAGCTGCCGCCTCCCACCTCTTCGAGGAGCTGAAGCCTACCCGGACCCTCCCCTACCTGGATGCCACCACCGGGGAGATTTTGGGCTTCTTCAGCATCAAGAATGGCACCCGAATGATGCCGGTTGGGGGGGACCAGCGGTTTGTCCGCTTCTTTATTGTACAGCTCGGACTTCAGGGGTTGGTTGACCTCCGGCAAGGGGGCTTGCTCTGAGACGCTAAAAAGTTTGCCTCTTGACCCTATCACAAGTATGATTTAACCACCAGAATCCTTCTGCAACACAACCGGAGAAACAGACATGGCTGGTGAAGCTAAAACCAATGCCTTCATGCTGGGTACTGCGACGGTCATGCTGGGTGCTCCGGCAGATCTGTTTTACCTGACCCCGGCGGCTAACTCGATTGGTCTGACCAAGAACTTCAAGCTGGATGCCAGTGCGACCTATATCAAGCTGGGTCAAGGCATTCAGAACAAGACCGTCCACTCCACCAAGACCGGCAACGATATCATGGCCACCATGGAGGTCTATGAGTACACTGCCAAGAACCTGACCTACGCCCTGGGCCTGGACGGTTACAACGCCGGCGCTGCCATTACGGCTTCGACGACCGTCTCGGTGAAGACCAGCACCACAGTCTTCTCGGTGCTCTCGGCCGTCGGCCTCGTGGTGGGTCGTTACATCACCATCCAGACTGGCTACCAGGACCAGGTGGTGGTTCGCAAGATCACGGCGATTGCCGGTACCAGCATCACCGTTGACTCGCCGGTCTTCGCCCTGGCTGTCGGCCAGACCGTCAGTGCCTGCAACTTGATTCCGATCGGTTCCGACAAGGAGGATGTCTTCCTGTCTGCCTATGTGGTCGGCACCCTGGCTGACAAGTCTGAAGTCGGTATCCTGTTGCCGAAGGTCCAGGTGACCAAGGGGTTCAGTCTGCTGTTCGGTTCGACGGACTACCAGAACCTGCCGCTGGAACTGACCATCTATGATCAGGTTCCGGCTGACCCGCATTACGCCCGCTTCCAGGCGGACTTCGGCGGCGCCCCGGCGGCTATCGTCACCCAGACCTAACCGGTTCTTGGTGGTTGAACAGGAAACCCCTTCAGTCTACACTGGAGGGGTTTTCTTTTACCCCCAAGGAACTGCGCCATGAGCAACGACAACACCTCCCTACCTACTACCTTCACCCTCAGTGATGGCCGTCAGATCTTCATGTCCTACGGCATGCTCAATGCTCTCAGCCAGCGTGTTGGCGGCCCGGATCAGATCTCCCTTGTCTATCTGGATATGGAGCTGCAAATGGACCTGCTCTGCACCCTGATGGGCACCTACGACAAGGACGCCAAGAAGTTCACTCCGGCCAGCACCGCCACGGATATCAGCCTCAGCGATGCCGAACGCATGACGCACTGGTTGGTGGAGCACCTCATTGATTTTTTCGTCCGCACGTTGACCCAGGCCAAGGCGATGGAGGAGAAGTATCAACCCAAGCTGGCGCCCTTCAAGTCTACCTCGACTGGGTCCGAGGGCTGACCTTCGAGGAGTGTGTCTGCTGGGCCTTCTCCACCGTGCCCAGTCGGTTGCTTGAAGTTTTCTGGCTCTACAGCCTCCGGGACATTAGAATGACGATACGGCTGAAGGCAGGGGAAGAGCAGTCCCGGAGTCTGCAGCAATACTCCAGCCTTGTGAGGATCGTCAATCAAGCCTTTGGAGGGGGTAGCCCCGAGCCAGCTGTTGATGAAGCGCTGATCCCCCAGACTGCCGAGGAAGCTGTCCAGCGCTTCCGAGCACTTTTCAACTAGAAGGCGGCCATGGTCGCCTCACCATTGAGGGTTAGAACATGGCCAACAGCTCCTCTGGAAATGGTCCCAGTCAGACTATTCGGACAGACGTCCAGATGGAGGATGGTGGTTCCATAGGTCGGATCCTCCGTCAGGTCGAACAACTCCAGAACGCCGTCAATACCCTTCGGGAATCCTTCAGCCTTGGTAAGAAGATTGACGCGGATGGGGAGCAGGGGCTTGCGACCATTCGCAAGCTCTCCTCTGCCGTTCGGGACATGCAGAAGCAATTGCAGGAGTCCGGGAAGCTCTCCCTGATCTCTGGGGGACTCTCTCCGGAGGCTATGGCACGAGGGCAGTACGCCAAAGGGCAGAACAAGGCCTTGGAGGAGGCTGCCAAGCTCGAACTGGAGGTCTACAAGAACCAGGTTCTTCAAGGTAAGGTCACCAAGAAACAGCTGGAAAACGAACAGAACCTCAACCGGGTCCTTGCCGCCCGGAAGGTCCTGATGGAGCAGCAGGCAACCGGGACTGGGGGCCGCTGGGTCAACACCAGGTTAGCCTCTGTTGAGCAGAACATCTCCAAGCGGGAGACCGAGGCTGAGGTTCTGAAGGCCCATGATGTCGCGCTGCGGATGAACGCTGCCTTTGACAAGGCCGCCCTGGATGCTCAAGCCAAGGCGATGGCCAAACAGTCTGACGTCATGAAAAAGGCTCATGAGAAGGACCTTGAGGCCCAGAAAGCCAGTCAGGTTAAGGCTCAGGAAGCCCAAGCAAAGGACTTGGCCAAACAGTCTGACGTCATGAAAAAGGCTCATGAGAAGGATCTTGCTGAGCAGAAGGCCAGTCAGGCCAAGGCTCAGGAAGCCCAAGCAAAGGACTTGGCCAAACAGTCTGATCGGATGAAGGAGGCCTACGAAAAGGACCTCGCTACCAAGGAGAGGCTCCGTAAGAAGGATCTGGATGATCAAGCCCGGGCGATGGCCAAGCAATCCGAAGCCATGAAGGCTGCTTATGAGAAGGATCTGATTGCCCAGGAGAAAGCCAAGGCCAAAGCCCAGCAGCAAGCCCTCTACAACTCCCCGGCGGCCCAGGAGGGTCGTCTGAATGATCAACGTGAGCACACCCGCAAGCGTCTCTTTGGCGACGGTGGAGCGCACCTGCTGACCGTCCAGGCGGGCTTGATGGCTAACTACGCCATCCTCTCTGGCTTTCAGAGCCTGTTTGTGGGGGCGACCAACGCAGCGGTCCAGTTCGACCAGTCCCTGCGTCAGCTTCAGGCGATTACGGCAACCACCAACAACGACATGGTGCGGCTGAGCGAGTCCCTGGTGGATGTCGCCCAGGGCTCCAAATTCTCGGCGGTCGAAGTCGCCAACGCGGCTGTCTTGCTTGGTCAAGCCGGTTTGTCCATCGCCCAGATCCAGGGCTCGATGAAGGCGATCATCACCTTGGCACAGGCTTCTGGCTCTGAGCTGAAGGATTCGGTGGATGTGGTGACGTCTGTCCTGGGGGTCTTCAACAAAGACGCCTCGCAGACGATGACCATCGCCAACCAGATGACCCAGGCGTTGAATTCGTCCAAGCTGGATATGCAGAAGCTGAGTCTGGGCTTGCAGTATGCCGGTAACACGGCGGCCGACAGCGGTGTCAGCTTTGAGGAGCTGACCGCGGCCCTCGGCGCCATGGCGAACTCCGGTATCAAGTCCGGCTCGACCCTGGGTACCGGCCTGCGTCAGATCCTGATCGACATCCAGAAGCCCAGCGAGGCCTTCAAGGACACGCTGGACCGCCTCGGTCTGACCCTGAACGACGTCGACTTCCGTACCCAAGGTTTCGAGGGTGTGCTCCAGAACCTGAAGTCTCATGGCTTCACGGCCGCAGATGCCTTCCAGTCCTTTGAAGTCCGGGCGGCATCAGCCTTCGCAGCCCTTTCGAACAACACCGATGTCTTCCGCCAGCTGGAGGAGGACCTGCGTGGAACCGAAGCAGCGCTAGCAGCCAATGACGTTCAGATGGAATCCCTCTCCAACCAGGCGAGCAAGCTGGTATCCAACCTCGGGATCGTGTCCTCGAAGGCCCTGCAGCCGATGCTGCTGTTGACCCGTGATATCACGAAGGGCCTGGCCAACCTCACGGTCAAGTCTGAAGAGTGGGGGAATACCCTCAAGGTCGTGGGTACCGTGATCTCCTCGGTATTCCTCGGCCTGGCTGTGCGCGGGCTCGGTGCGATGAACGCCGGGATGAGCGGAATGGCTGGGGGGCTAGGGAACCTCATCATTAACATGAACCGAGCAATCCCTGCAGTTCAATCTCTAATAGCTGGTTTTCTTGCGCTGAGAGCGGGGAGTGTTGGAGTGGGCCTGGCGATGGGGGCCATAGGTTTTGGTGGATTTCTTTTAGCCGCGGCCCCCGTATTCGTGACCGTGGCGGCTCTTACAGGGGCTTTTACGGCTCAGCGTAAGGAGTCCGAGAAGCTCACCGAGGAACTGGATCAGCAGAAGACCAAGTTGGCCGCCGCCAATGAGGGTTTCACCAAGCAGCGTGAGGCCATCGACCGACTGGATGCCGCCTCGGCCCAGCTTCGCCTGCGGCATGGCGCCCTCAGCGAGTCCCAGGACCTGCTCCAGAGTACGGTCAAGGAGCTGACGGCCCAGTTCGAGGAGAATGGTCTGGTCATTGACGACGTTGCCGGCAAGAGCGTCGACGGCCTGATCAAGAAGCTGGGTGAGCTGCGCCAGTCGATGTCGGCTGACTTCCTGATCAAGATCCGTGAGCAGTATCAGGCGAAGGGTGACACCCTGAACCTGGAGATCAAGCAGCGGGAGAGCCAAGCAAAAGATATGGCCTGGGAGCTGGGTAACCTGCTCCGAGAGTCCGGAGGTCTGCTGTCGGAGAAGGACCGGGAGTTGCTGCAGAAGGTTACTTTGTTCGGCTTCAACCAGGGTACGGACCTTAATATGCTGCCCGGCAAGGACTTGGCCACTAGCCGGCAGAGCCTCTATGCAATGCGGGGGGGGACAACCAACGAGGCAGCGGTCGAGCTCATCGACAAGGCCCTCCAGGTCCTGCAATACGCCGAGAGCCGCCAAGGGAAGATCGCACAGGCCCAAGGGCTCAAGAAGGCCGAGTCGGTAGACCAGGGTTTTGTGTCCCTACAGAGCACTGAGCTGGCCCGAACTGGTACTTCCAGTGACTTCTGGGCCAATCTGGTCGCGGCCCAGAACGAATACTCGGACAAGAAGCAGGCCCATGAGACGAACACGGTCGACTTCCTGAAGAAGACGACAGACTGGATGGACAAGGAGATCACGGAGGCCCAGGTTGAGAACGCCAAGATCAAGAAGAACACGGATGCCCTGTCCCTTTCCCGGAAAAAGTACAACGACTGGAAGATCGAGACTCTCTCCGCCGAGAAGTCGGCGATGGACAAGGACCTTCAGGATCAGCGGGGGGCAATGGCCAAGCTCGACATCGAGGAGCTGAAGGCTCGTCGTGACCGTGCTCAGCGCATGCTCTCGGATGCCAAAGCCCTGCTGGGTTCTGCCTCGACCGCCGGTGATGTCTCCTCGGCCGCTGCACAGGGCCGCTCGGCCCTCGGCGAGCTCGGCAGCATCAAGATCGCCCTGATGCACCTGAAGAAGAAGGGTGGCGACCGGGTGCCGGAGATCGAGGCCCTGCTCAAGGAAGGCGAGGAATTCAGCCAAGAAGCCTTCACCACCGTGGTGACGGCGGCCAAGGACCGTGTGAAGAAATCGCTCAAGACCCTCGGTCGTGAGATCGAGAGCTTCACGGCAGGGCAGCAAAAGCAGGAGCTGCAGGATTACGTCGGGGACTTCGTCACGATCCAGTCGGACTTCCTGAAGTCGACCCTGTCTGCCCAGAAGACCGCCCTTGAGGACCTGCAGCGCCAGCTGGATGCCATGAACGGTGACCTTGCCAAGTATGGGGTCTCCGACCGTTCCCGTAAGGAGCTGGAAGACAAGATCAAGGCCCTGAAGCAGTCTCAGGAAGATGAGCTCCTGCAACAGCTCAAGGACCAGATGCGGGACTTCGAGGCCTTGATGGCCCCCCTGCAGGCTCGTCGGGCTGAGGCAGCCGGGGTCGTCACCGACCGCAGCCAGAAGATCCAGGATATCCGGAAGCGTGCCTTGGGAGCGGGAGGGGTTACCCCGGCCCAGCAAAGCCAGATTGATGATCTGCAGTCCCAGCAGCAGAACGCCTCCGCTCTGGTTGAGGCCATGGACTCCCAGCTCTCCCGCTTGGAGCAGGAGAATTCCCAACTGCGCCAGAAGGTGCAGGACTTGGGCGTTCTGGTTGCCAACCGCCCTGGTAAAGCCGCCAGGGTTAGCCGAAAGGATCAGTTCGGGAAGGCGGTGGATGACCTCCAGTTCTCCCAGGAGACCAAGGAAGGATCGTTGTGGTACGAGACCACCAAGGCGGGCGTCGACGGCCTCACCCGAGGTTTGGCCGACCTGATGACGCAAGCGCAACTGACGGGGCACACCACTTCTGAGGCCTTCCGCCAGATGGGGGTCAGCATCCTCCAGACGATGCTGAGCATCGTCAACGAGCAGATCGCCCGCCAGTTCATCTCCCTGATCTTTGGGGGGAAGGACGGGAAGGGCCAGGACTCCCCCCTTATGACAGGGGTTGGTCACCTCATCTCCGGAATCGGGTCGGCACTGGGCTTTGGGACCCCGAAGAGTTCCGGGGGCCCAATCCTGCGCCGCGCCAGCGGCGGGTCGGTACCGGGGAACCTGGCTCGGGATTCCGTACCGACCTTGTTGATGCCGGGGGAATTCGTCCTGCAAAAGCCGGCGGCGGATGCGCTCGGCGGGGACTACCTCAACAAGCTGAACGCCCAGACAGAAGCGACGATCCGTCAAAATGCCAGCCGGAGCCAGAAGGCAACCCAGGATGGCGAAACCGGTTCTGGGGGCCCCTCACTGGTCAACGTCTGGGTCGTGACCCCAGACCAGCAGACGGGCATGAGCAAGGATGATATTATCGTCACGGTCGGGGATAACATCTCCCGCGGGGGGTCGCTGAAGAGGCTCATCAAACAGGTTCAGGTGGGAGGATGAGATGGCGGATCAAGTCGAACCGGTGCTGCAGCGCAAGATGCTCAGCACCCTGCTGGCCGTCGGCTACACCGTCGCCCTGTTCAAGGATAACGGGGGTACGGAGCTGACCGACCCCGGGTATGGCCGTCAGGGGGTGACCTTCCTGGTCACCTCACTTCCACCCATCCTTGCCCGCAACTCAAACAGCATCATCTTCGGCCCGGCGGGTTCCGCCTGGCCTCCGGTGACGCATATCGGGGTTTTTGACAGCGCGGGCGCCTTGCAGTTCAAGCGGAAGCTCCTGAGCCCGGCGAATGTCAGTATTAGAGAGACCCTACCGATCTCCGTCGGCGCCATCGAGGTTGGCTATGCTTGAGAACCCCAAGCTCAAGACCTGGGTCATGGCCGACCCCCTCCCTGTCTTTGACTTCCCATACCACACCTTCATGGTGGAGTATCAGGAGTTCAATACGACGGGGTCCACAGGTCGCGGCTACGAGTACGCCGGACAAGGGCGCCCTGGGGCCGGGGCACAGCCTGGGCAGGCCCTGGCGCCACCCCTGCGTCTCTTCTCCATCAACTTCTCCGGTCTCAAGTATTATCTGGATGATGCCGGGGAGGTGGACCTCTTTGCCTCTCCGCAACTGAACCTGGCCCGGCTTGATCGCTTCTACCAGACGCACTCGCTGGCCGACCAGTTCATTTACCCCCACCCCTTCTACGGGAACACCCTGGTTCGCTTCTCCGAACCGGTGGAGATCCCGTTTGGGGTTTTGGGGGGACTGGGGTTCTCCGAGGCCCTCACCGTCAAGTTGGTGGAAGTGCCCACCAGCCTCCTGGTCAAGAAGAATTTCTTTGCAACCGCGGTGCCGACACCATTGAAGATCGGGTCCTTGTGGGTATTCGACTTCCCCCTCCACCGCGTCAGCACCCGCTACCAGCCGGAGTCGAGCTCCTACCTCTTTGGCGGGAACTACACTTTCCGAACTGGCCGCTCGAAGCCGGAGCAGCGGACATTCAAGCTGCAGTTCGAGAGCCTGCGTCGGGTCCTGGATGCCTCCGGGAAGGTCAACCTGACGGAGACGCCACAGACAAACCTCGGCTGGCTGGAGTATTTCTACCTCCAGCACCGGAATACAGAGAGCTTCTACTACCCCCACCCGGTCTACGGTAACATCAAGGTTCGATTCAAGTCCCCCCCGACTTTTCCCGAGGCATTGGTGAGAGGCCTGGGCTGGACACAGATGGTAGAACTTGAACTGATCGAGGTGATGTAATGCTGACCGGCCATAACCTGGGCGAGCACCTGCGGGAATCCAGATCGCTCCAGCCCAGTCCCTACATTGATTTCTTCGACATCCGGGTCAACCCCACGGTGGAGGCCACCCGGTTGTTTCTGACGAGTCACCCGGATATCACCTGGCATGGGCAACAGTGGACGAACTTCCCGATCGAACTCAGCGGAGCCGACCTGAAAACGGGGGGGGAACTGGTTCGCCCCCAGTTGAAGTTGGGCAACCCCCAGGGGGTCTTCTCCTATGCCATTTCCGCCAGCCAGATCTACTCTGGGACGGTGCGGAGGTACCGGGTGCTCCGACACCATCTGGATGCCGGTGTGGTCTCCTACCTGACCAATTTTTGGGATATCGGCAAGGTTGCCAGCTTGAACCGGGACTACCTGGTGCTTGAACTTCGATCCCCGATGGACCGGCATGACTACACCCTGCCCGCTCGGCAGTTTTTCCCGCCGGAGTTCCCCTATGTCAAACTTAATTGAGAGGGTGAACCCCTACATCGGCCTGCCATACGTTGATGGGCTTCAGGACTGCTATGGGCTGGTCCGCCGAGTGTACCTTGAGCACTTTGGCATGCAACTGAGGAATTATGCCCGGCCGGTGGGGTTCGATCACTGTGGGGTGGACCTGATCGAGGACAACTTCCGCCGAGAGGGCTTCCTTGTCATTGAGGTCCCCCTGACAGAACTGGAGCCCGGGGACGGCCTGCTCTTCCGGGTGGCCTCGAAGCTGATCAACCATGTAGGGGTACTCACCCAGGGGGATATGTTCCTCCACCACCTATACCAGAGAGCTTCCACCCATGATTTTCTGGATCCCCGCTGGAAAAACAGGTTGGCGTATGTCGTCCGGCACCCGGATGTCACCGAATTCAACCAGCGGAATCGGGAGAAGCTGAACCTGCTGGATTTGATACCCCCCCACTTGCGGATGAGGTTTGAAACGTGAGCACCAGCCTTGAAACCACTCTTTTGAACTTCTGGGCCCCCGGGCGCGAGCGCTGCGGGCTGATCCTGGAGAATGGGGCGGTGGTGGAGCTTGAGAACATTCACCCCAACCCTTTGGAGGCCTTCGAGTTCGATCGGGAGGACTTCGAGCGCTACACCACGGCGGTAGCCACCTGGCACACCCACCCCCGAACCTGTGGTAACCTGTCCGTTGAGGACTACTTCCTCTTCCTGCAACTCCCCCGGCTATGGCACTATATCGTGGGGGCCCATGAGGACCTCCGATGCTATCAAGTGACAGAAGGCAGGGTTCTACTTCATGACAGTTCTCATCCAGTTTGAGGGTTACCTCGCCAAGCTCTACCCCGAGGGGGTTCAGGTTGATGGGAAAACCCCGCGTGAATGCCTGGGGTTGCTTTCCTTCTTCCCTGGGTTCCGCCGGGAGGAAGGGGTTCGCCACTACGTCAAGGTCGACGTCCTCGACTGCTACGCTGCACTGGATACCCCGCTCGTCAAGAACGAGATGGTAGTCACCCCAATGATGGGCGGCGCCGGCGGGGGCAGCGCCCGGCAGATCGTCATCGGGGCCCTGCTGATTGGTTTTGCCTGGTGGGCCGCCGGGGCCTTCGCCCCGGGAAGCCTGCTGGCAAAGGGGGCATTCCTGAACAACATGGTCTTCAATATCGGCGTGTCCATGGTCCTCGGCGGGATCATGCAGCACCTGGCCAAGGCCCCGAAGGCAGATCCAACCGCGGGTGATAAGCGCAGCCGCTTCATCTCCGGGGCAGCCAACACCGTTGTTGCCGGGACGCCTATCTCCCTGATTTACGGTGGCCCGATCAAAGTCGGCGGCCACTTCCTCACCTTCGATGTGGATGCTGAGAATTATGTCCCAGAATAAACCCAGGCTGGTCGGCGGGGGAGGCGGAAAGCCGCAGACCCGTACCAATACGGCCGACAACATGTTCTCCCGGGACAAGGTGGAACTGGTCCTGGCGCTGGGGGAAGGCCCTATCCAAGGTCTTGTAACTCCTGAAGGACTGGACCCCCTCCCCCCCGGAGAGCCTGACTTCCGCAGTTTCTTCGTGGGGGATGTCCCCCTGCGCCGGTTCAAGAGCGTCTCCGAGCCGGCCGCCGGGAACTTCACCGATCTGTCCGCCGAGTTCTTCCCCGGGCGCCCGGAGGGGGAGACCGTCACCCTCACCTTCGGAGGGCAGTCGAACAATACGGAAGTGGGGGTCACCTGCACCAAGCAGGAGCCGCTGCGCCGCCTGACGCCTCCGGAACTCCGCGGACGGGTCAAGAAGATCGAGGTCCGCCTTGTGGTGACCCAGCTCTACGTCGAGAACGACTCCGGGACGGACAACAACACCCTGTACTTCAACATTGAGTACAAGAAATCCAAGTCTCCGGATATCACCTACACCAAGGTGATGGACTTGACGACCCAGCCGGTGAACAGCCTCCCTTTCTGGGACAGCGTCAACCAATGGCTGCGGATCACCGGCAAGACCACCTCGGGTTGGGCTCACGATTTTGTGATCACGCTCCCGAGCATCGACCCGGACCCCACGGACGACTGGGAAGTCCGCATCACCAAGATCAGTCCTGACTATGACCCCACTGAGAGAACCACCAAGCATATGGCGGAGTTCCAGTGGCAGTCCTACCAGACGATCACCGGCGGGGCGACCCTTACCCATGAGAACCTGGCCATGGTCAGGGTCAGCGGCAAGTCCTCTGATCAGTTCACGAGCCTCCCTCAGTTCACGGGCATCTACAAGGGCCTGATCGTGAAGGTCCCGGACAATTATAACCCGGAGGCGATCGGTCTGGGGGCCTTCACTCCCATTGCCTGGAATGGCAGCACACTCAAGGACTCCTGGACCAATAACAGCGCCTGGGTACTCTATGACCTGGCGACCAACGCCCGGTACGGGTTGGCAGCCCACTCCCCCAGCCTTACCGTCAACAAGGCTGACTTCTACGAGGCGGGGTTGTACTGCAACGAGTCGGTCGCAACCAGCAAGGGCGGGGTCCAAAAGCGGTATACCTTCACCGCGGAGCTGCGGGAGAACCAGAGTGGTTGGAGCGTGCTGGAATACGTTGCCGGCAGTTTTGATGCTGTCATCTTCGAGGACGGTAATGGATCGCTGCGCCTGAAGGTTGACAAGTGGGTCGAACCCACCCTGTTGGTGACCCCGGAGTGCGTCACCGTCGAGCACTTCCAGTACAGCTATACCGACGTTACCAGCCGGGTGAACGACATCACGGTATCCTTCCTGAACCCGAACCTGGGGTTTGTCGAGGATCGCCGCAGCGTTCGTGACGAGGATCTGATCCGAAAGAATGGGCGTATCCCCTTCGATTTCGTCGCCGTTGGCTGCACCAATGAAGATGAGGCTATCCGGCGAGCCACCTGGCGGCTGTTGACGGCCAACCTTGAGACCTGCCTTGTCAACTTCACGACTGCCCGCATGGGGCAGGCCCTGGAGCCCTACGAGATCATCTGGCTGGCGGACCCCAACATGGGATGGGCGCTGCAAACCGGCCGGATTGAGAAATACCAGGCGCCCTTCCTGTACGTCCGGGACCTCCTGAACTTCGACCCATCCCTGACGCTGACGTTGAAGATCCAGAGCTATCTCGGGGTGTTCAGCACCCCGGTGCGGGTGGCCGCCACCGGCGATAACCGTCTGGTTTTCCCCGGGGGGTCCGCGCCGGTAGAGCTCCTGCAATACCTCGTGCCCGAGGCGCAGTTTGCACTGACCGACGAGAATCATGCCCTCCAGCCTTTCCGGGTCCTGGCGGTGGAGTCGGTTGAGGGTGCTGACTCGGAGTTGATGAAGGTATCCTGCTCCCAGGTCAGCCTGGACAAGTACAACCACCCGCTCCTGGTGATCAGCAACCTCCGGATCATCAACATCACGGCCGACCAGTTCAACTACAACCTCTACAACGAGTATTTCTCCCGCTTTGGTGTTCCCTATCGGGGGGTTGAGGTGGAATTCCGCCTGATCGGCGATGTCATGATTGCCAGTACGAGCGTGGAGACCCCAGGGTTGGATACGGGGATATGGCCTGAGGGCGTGATCCCCAAGGTGGTAGTTGGCCAAGGGGTAATCACTGGTCGGGGGGGGAAGGGTGCCGAAGGTGGTTGTGCTTACCTCCATGTGAGAACCTCCAGCACATATTTCACCCACTACATGGGGTGGGGGAGTGCTCAGCGCTC